GAGATTCACGATTTATTTGGTGAACAGTATCTTGCTATTCAGGAGGAAGTTGATCGTATCTCCGAGCATATGAGGTTTCTTGGTGTCAAACCAGTCAGTTCACTTTCAAGAGTTATTGAAGTCTCTGGAGTTGGAGAAGCAAAATCTAATATTGATGCGATGGAAATGATTCGTGATCTTCTTGAGGATCATAAGAAAATGGTTGCTATGTTTGATGCTGCTGCTACTGAAGCAGAGCAAGGGAAGTCAAGAGGAACTGTTAACCTTCTTGATGATTTAAACGAAGCACACGGTAAATATATTTGGATGTTAAGATCATTTACTGAATGAAGTTGAATTATGGTAAGCGTAAGATGCAAAGTCTGTGGGACTGAACTACACAGTCACCCAGTTAGAACAAAGTCTTGTGGTTGTACAAATATGACCACAGTAAAAGGAGACACGATTACTGCTTTGGATTTGTCCAAAGTGGTGATGACTTCTTCTGACAAGCAATCAAAAACTTCTAATCTTCTTACAAAAGAGGATCTTGCTTTTCAGGAAGCACGTAGAAATAGAACAGTACGAAAGTTAGATTTTGAGATCAGATAGGATTTAAGTTAAGATCCTTATCATACTTGGCATACTGATAGTTGTATTGATCAAGATCACCAAATCCAAACTTTTTATTAAGTAGGGATCTTTTTCTTGCGTTTTCTGGATGGTGAATCGGAACAAATAATGACCCATCCCAGGGAAGACCAATAAGAACATCATTTGGTTTGGGACCATTTTCACCATCACCAACTTTGATGACTTCTATTACACCGTTCATAAAGGCAAATAATATTTTTCTATTGTCTTCAGTTGTGAAAAGTGCTGGGTTGCTACTGTGATTGATTTGCCAGTCAACTCTTGACACTCTTCCTGGTATGTTTAAGTTGAGTTTGTTTGCTATATTTAAAACTCGTTCTGGATCTTGGTGGGATTCGTATTCTTGATACAAGAAACTGGTTTTATTTTTAAAGATATTGTAGACGACACCCAAAAATAAAATCTCATCATACTCTGTTGAAATTCTAACTGTAATCTTTTCTGATGGTTCATAAATCCTTTGAGTGGATTCAATTCCGAGTTCTAGTAGAAGTTCCTTAAATTCTTTCTTCATATTGGTATGATGTTGAGATCCTTATCATATTTACCATATTGGAAACCGTCATCATAAACATTACCGAGACCGAATCGTTTTCCTACGATTGCTCTTTGTTTTGTTCCAAGTTCAATAGAAGATTCACTGAATCCTTGATTGATTTTCACACCTTGTGGTTTACCGACCAATACATCACCAGGTCTTGGTTTGATATTAAGAGAATCAAAACCATTATGAAGAACGTAGTGTGCTTCTTTTACAAAACTGAAAAAGACTTTTTTTCTTTCTTCTAATGAAAAGTCATAAGGTTGTTTTGTATACTTTGCTTCCCAACCAATTTCAGCAAGTCTTGTTTTTTCTTGATATTGAATTCTTTCCGCAAGAGACTGAATTTTGTTTTTAAGATCTGGTGAATCATAATGATCTATAAACTCCAACCATAGATAACTTTTCTTATTAAGGTACGGGATGAAGAAAAGATATATTGCCATAGCACCGTCTTCGCACATATAGTTTGTCTGCTTCATCAGTTTCTTTTGTTTTGGTAAGACTGGTGACCAATCTCTATAGCCCAGTATTCTTAAAAGTCTTTCAAATTCTTTTCTTTTCTTTGATGGTTTAATAATCACTTGACTATTGTTGATTTTGTATATTATAATGTATTATAACTCACTCGTCTTAATAAGTAAATGATATCTAAATCTGATTTGGATACCTTATATCATTGGGCAAAAGACTGTGAGTTTCCGATGAAGATTGCTCCGACAGTTGAAGGATATTCAAATAAAGAAATATCCCATTGTTGGATCAAAGCAGAGTCGGTTGATAAGAGTGGAACAAAGACTGTCAAATATGTCAGAAAGAAAATTATTCAAGATTCTAAAGTTCTAGAAATTTTTGATAATTCTGAAATCTTATTTTCTACTGTTTCTCTGTTTAGTCCTGGAACGATACTGGGTCCTCATAAAGATCCTAATGTCTATCGTTGTCCTTATAAGAGAATTCAGATTCCCCTAGAGATTCCTGATCAAGAGAAATGCTATATGATCTGGCAGGGTCAGAAAGTCTTTTGGCAAGAAGGTGTTCCACAGATCTATGAGGTAATGGACTATATACACGAAGGAGCAAATCTTTCTGATGCTCCGATGAAGTTTCTTTTTCTAGATGTAAAGAAAGAAACGGTAGTTGACATTTGATTCATTGAGCATTATAATATTCTTATTGGAAGCGTGGCAGAGTCCGGTTTATTGCGTTTGTCTTGAAAACAAATGAGGGTAACACCTCCACTGGTTCAAATCCAGTCGCTTCCGTTCTTATAAATACCAGAAAAGTCTTTGTGACGAATGGGTATTCAGATAAACGGAAATACTGATACAGTTGCTTCAACTACTAGTGGTGGGAGAGTTAATTTAACTCCTTCCATAAATGTTACTGGTGTTTCCACTTTTACAACTATAAATGCCACATCAATTGTTGGTGTAACAACTGCTGGTATTACAACGGCTTATATTGGTTCAGTTAATGATGGTCCTATTTCTGGTGCCCGGAATAAAATAATCAACGGAGATATGAGGATAGATCAGAGGAACGCTGGGGTAAGTATAAGTGTTTCTGGAGATCCTCAATATACCCTTGATCGTTGGTTTGGAGCAAGAGGAACTGTTCCCAATTTTACAGCAATAAGATCTGGATCATCTCCTGTCGGTTTTACAAGCAGTTATCTCATTACGATGGGAAGCGGAACTGCACCAGGAACTTCTGGATATGCACTTATTGGTCAAAGAATAGAAGGTTTTAATACATCAGACTTATTATGGGGGACCGCAAATGCAAAACCAGTTACATTGTCATTCTGGGTAAACTGTAGTGTTTCTGGAACTTTTGGAGTTTCTTTTAAAAATAATAATGCTGATACAACATATTGTACAACTTATACAATCAACTCTACAAATACTTGGGAATATAAAACTGTCACTGTTCCTGGTGTAACAACTGGAACTTGGTTTACTGATAATAGGTGGGGAATAGAGCCTACATGGGATCTTGGTGTCGGAACACAATATAGTGGAACAGCAGGGCAAGTCAATAGTGGATCAAATTATTTTGGTGTAACTGGAACTACTAAATTATCTTCTACAACAGGAGCAACCTTTTATCTTACCGGAGTCCAGTTAGAAGCAGGAACCGTAGCAACACCATTTGAACGACGAAGTTATGGTCAAGAACTAGCATTATGTCAGAGATACTTTGAGATACAAGATGTGAGGGCTGTAACCACTGCATATGTCGCCGGTGGTTACAACTACCATGTGGGTTCGGTGCGCTGGAAAGTGACCAAAAGAACGGCGCCCACCACGAATACCCCTTCCATTGCCAACTATCAACCAGGGGGTGGATCGGGCACAGCCTCTGTATCTAACCAGACCGTTGACGGCGGCCTGCTTTTGTCCGGGAGTACTAACACGACATTTCCCAACCAATGGGTGAATGACAACCCAATTCTCACTATTTCAGCGGAGCTTTGAAAATGAATGCCATTAATTACAAGTTGATGCCTGCATGGATGAATGTCATCCAACGGATTGACGAAAGCGGAGAGTGCCTTTCCATCCCACCAGACCCCGCCAACACCGACTACGCCGCCTACCTGGCCTGGTTAGAAGAAGGTAATGAACCTCTTCCAGCAGACCCTATTGTTGAATCCGAACCTCTAACACCACAACAAAAGTTAGAAGCAGCAGGACTCTCAATAGAAGAACTCAAAGAACTTCTGGGTCTCTGAATTTAATAATCTCTTAACCACTATCACCAAACCCTAACAAACTTGACATAGTAGAAGTACTCACTAGTATAACTAATAATATTCAATCTAAAACCCTATGGATCAACGCACCTACGATAATTGGGTGAAGATCAAGGAGACGTTTGAAGCGTCTGGTAATACGGACAATATGTTCTACAAGAGATCTGTTGAAATCGTAAAGACCAGAAAAGACCCACTTGCGAAGTTTCTTGGAGATGAGAAGTGATGGAACCTCAAGACGAGTTTGTAAGCCGTTCTGAAGTTCAGGAGATGATTGATGCTGCTATACGACGACACAACCGTAATGCTTCTATCATTAGTATGTGCGTCGGTTGGGTGGTCCTTGCTTTATTTGCTGAAGGACTCCTCCGACTAGTGGGTGTTATTCCGCCTGTATTACCATGGCTCAACATTACCCTGAACTAATCGGTATTGTTTTCCTGTTAGTATTTGCCGCCACGATGTTCTATCAAGGCACTTGTATTATGAGAGGTCAAAGAGGATATTCTCTCCGAGACTATATGAAACAGGAAAGTTCAAATATGCGTAAAAGAATAGAAGACTTACTCAAGGACAAATGATCTCTCTTACAGAAGAAGATTTAAAAGAACTCCAAAGAAGAGTTACACAACAAAAAATAGAAGAACTATTTGAAGAACCATCTACTTATGTGGACGAGAATGATGAATACTAATTTAGTTTTCAGCGCAATAACGATTTTAGGTGCGATTGGATGTTTTGTTGTATGGGGACTTAATAACGCATATCCACAATAAAAGTTATGTTACTAGGAAAACTATTGTTATTTGCTTCAGTCCCATTTGTTTTAGCAACACTCTATTTCGGAACAAGAGGAGGGTATTATGACTCCAAAGACTATAAGGGAAATGGAACCGCACACTAGGCAGAGATATCACTTTGCTGCTTCTGCTTTTGTGAGAATGTGGGGACACAGTTCATTACACGA